AACCAACAGGTTACGGAGATTACTCTGGAAGCACAGTCGATTACCAACGAAAGCAAGATGAAAAAGCAGCAGCAAAAGCCAAGGCTGTGGCAGATGCTAAAGCCGCTGCTCTGGCTAAGGCAACACTTAAAAGCCAAAAGGCTTTAACAGATCAACAGAAGAAACAAGCAGCCCTCAAGAAAGATGCTGGCATCTTTGACATGCAACAGATTCAGTTAATAGCAGCCCTCAAGGGTAAGTTGTCTGACGATGACCGCAAACGTGCTGAACTTCAACTAGCTTTGCTCAATGGAAACCTCGATGAAGCTGACAAATTAACCAAGCAAATTCTTATGGCGCAGGACGCTACTGGAAACTTATACAAGTACTTTTTACAAACACCAGACGCTAAGAATCCTTTTGGTTACTTAGACACATGGATTAAAGATTTCCAAACCAAGTTAAATGCCTTGCAGTTTCCAGATTTATCCAAGCCAAGTACATATATCGGCGCAGGGATAGATCCCGCATTAACAGCCCTTGGCGTTGTGGCAGGGTATGGCGCAGGCACTCCTATGACAGTAGCCAGCCAAGCCTCAACAACATTAGGCAACGGTTCATACGGCATGCAATCAACTTCTGGCTTTGTTTCAACTCAAGCGGTAACTGGCTCTAACGTGCAAGTATATGTCCAAGGCAACGTAGTGACCGAGCAAGAATTAATCGACGCAATCCAAGCAGGATTACAATCCAACAGTCTTTCGGGCGCTCCTAGCCAGATTGGTCGCATCGCTGGAATGTTCGGCTAATGGCGCTACCAGCACAGATAGCCGTCTCCTTCGATTACTCAGCTGGGGCAACCTTTGGTTACAACGGCTTTATCCTTGGCGATACCAAGTATGGAATTCTTGGCACTAACACCCTCGGTACTTCTACGCTTCCAGAACCAATCATTGACCTTACTCCTAACGTCTATCAGATTTCAATTACTCGAGGTCGCAATATCCAACGCGATCAGTACGAGGCTGGCACATGTATTGTCCGAGTCTTAGACCCGCTTTCATACTTTAATCCACAGAACACAGCTTCTCCGTATTACGGATATCTTGCTCCGCTTCGTAAGATTCGAGTATCGGCTACCACGGCGACTACTCAGAAGTATCTATTCTCTGGCTACATCACAGACTATAAGTACACCTATCCAGTTAATCAGGAAACAGGTTATGTGGATATCTCATGCTCCGATGGATTTCGTTTATTCCAGATGGCTAACATCACTACCGTTTCAGGCGGTACAGCAGGGCAGACCACCTCTGCTCGATGGAACTCTATCCTTGACCAAGTTTCTTTTCCTTCTTCAATGCGTACAACCTCTACAGGGCTTAACACTTGCGTTGTAGACCCCGCCACAAGCCGTACAAGCCTCGCAGCGCTCCTTAACGCAGCTTTCTCGGAGACAGGCGCGTTCTACATGAACGGCGCTGGCACAGCCATATTCAAGAACCGTACAGACGTTATGAACTCACTATCCAAGACACCAGTCGCGTTCAATCAATCTGGTGGAATTCCTTACCGTAACCTGAAGTTCTCCTTTGATGACAAGCTCATCATCAATCAAGCCAATTTCGCTCGAGTCGGTGGATCAACACAAGTAGCCTCAAACCAAGGCTCGATAGATAAATACTTCCCACACAGCATTACCCAGACCGACCTTGTAGCTGAGACAGATACCATCGTCAATAACATTGCTTTGGAATATGTCGCCACCCGACAGGCAACCGATATCCGCATTGACGAAATGGTTGTGGATCTGCTCGATACAGCAGTACCAACCGACACCATGATTGGACTGGACTTTTTTGATAACCTGCTCATAACCAATATTCAGCCAGACGGATCGACTATTGTAAAGAATCTGCAATATCAAGGCGTCAAATGGGATATCACCCCGAACAAGATGATGTGCACCATTACAACTCTCGAACCCATAGCCGATGGTTTCGTGGTTGGAAGCTCGTATTACGGTATAATCGGCACTAATACATTGGGTTACTAGGAGATAAAATGGCAACAGGATTACCAGCAGCAACAGGCGATGTATTAACCGCCGCTACAGTTAACGGGCTTATTACCTTTACTGTTGGCTCAGACCAGACAGCGGATTACACAGCCGTATTGACAGATCAATATCAAGTTCTAGTTCCTATGAACAAGGCGACAGCGGTCGCATTTAAGATTCCTACCAACGCATCTGTAGCGTTCCCAGTAGGCACAGCAATCACGATTCTTAATAAGGGCGCGGGAACAGTCACAATCTCAGCTGTTACTTCTGGCACTACTACAGTACTATCGGCAGGTGCTACGGCTGCTTCTCCAACACTGGCGCAATATAAGACGGCTGTGTGCATTAAGACTGCTACTGATACTTGGTACGTCGTGGGCGGAATTGCATAATGATTGGCGCAATTACTGCTGGTTTATTTAATGTTCCAGTGCCCCCGATTCCAGTTGTATCAGGAGGCACTTTGACTTCTGATTCAACTTATTACTATCGCACGTTTATAGCCAATGGCACTTTGTCTGTTTCAAATTCATCTTTAACTGCTGACATTCTTGTAGTAGCAGGCGGTGGTGGTGGCGGTTCGGCTATCGGCGGTGGTGGTGGTGCAGGTGGCGTTTTGGCTTTTGCATCTCAATCTCTTTCACCTTCTTCTTATTCTTGCACTATAGGCGCAGGTGGAACAGGAGCAAGTCATGGTTCTTATGGAAATGGAACATCTGGACAGAATTCTCAATTTGGTTCTTTAACATCTTCGATTGGTGGCGGTTATGGAACTGGTGCTGGCAGTACTGCCGCTGGTGGTAGCGGCGGTTCAGGTGGTGGAGCAAACGGCGGCGGTACACGATCTAAAGGTTCTGGAACTTCCGGTCAAGGTAACGATGGAGCTGATTCAGTTGATTCAACCAGAGGCGGCGGCGGTGGTGGTTATTCGTCAGCTGCTTCGGCAGCTACAGGTGGAACAGCAGCTACAACAGTTACAAATTGGGGTTCATTGTCGGCCGCTCTTACCGCAACAGGGATAGGCGTATCAAGCGCACTTGCAGGCGGTGGTGGTGCGGGCGGTAATAACAATAGTCAAAATGGTTCAGGCGGTGGTGGTGGTGCTACGGCAGGTACTTCAGCTGATTCAGATTGCAGCAGCGCGACAGTAAATACAGGTTCAGGCGGTGGTGGTGGTGGCAACATTTCCGGAGTTGGCGGCGCTGCTGGCGCTGGTGGTAGCGGCGGTTCAGGTGTAATTATTGTTCGATACTTAAAGACGGCGGTTTAACCATGAGTCATTTTGCAGAATTAGATTCGGATAACAAAGTAATTAAAGTCCTCGTGGGCGATAACAACGACCCAGCAGGCGACGAAGGCTATTCATGGCTCATAGAAAACCTCGGCGGTACTTGGATTAAGACTTCATACAACGCCAATATCCGTTACAACTTTGCGGGAATCGACTACACCTATGATCCAATAGATGACGCTTTTATTGCTCCTATTCCATGCAATCATGACACTTTAATTCTCAATACTCAAAAACAATGGGAGTGTTCTGCTTGTGACGAATTCGCCGCATCTTTGTAAAGCAGGGCAACAATTAAGGCTTCAGGTCGATGATAGTTACCCAGATAGAGATCGCACCTCAGACGGCTGGATTGGCGACACACGTCATCAAGCAGGTGTTTCTGACCACAATCCTGATGCAACAGGTGTCGTACGAGCGATTGACGTTGACAGGGATTTATCTGGTAAAGCCAAGCCAGACCTCATGCCTAACCTTGCAGATCAGATACGACTCTGTGCTCGAGCTGGCGATAAGAGAATCTCTTATGTCATCTTCGATGGCAGAATTGCATCGAGTAAGAAGGCTTGGGCTTGGCGTCCTTACGATGGGATTAATAAGCACAATCATCATTGCCATATCTCATTTACTCAAGCGGGCGACAACGATTCTTCGTTCTTTAATATCCCAATGTTAGGTGGCAAATAATGGCAAGTACATATAACTCAACTATCGACCAAGGTTCAGACTGGTATTTGACCCTTATCTATAAAGATTCATCAGGCACAGCCATCAACCTAACTGGTTATACAGCTGCTATGCAGTTGCGTGTGAACCCTAACAGCACAACGGCTGACCTCACGTTATCTACAGGATCAGGTATTACCATTACTGGTTCTACTGGCACTATCGTCGTTCATGCTACTGCCACACAGACTGCTGCTTTGGTTGCTAAGAATTATGTCTATGACCTTGAAATTAAATCTTCTGGCAATATCGTTACTCGCCTTATCCAAGGCACTCTCAATGTAAGCGCAGAGGTAACTCGTGTCTGAGATAGTAATTATCCAACCTGACGAAAATAACGTAGT